CACGTTGACCAACATGGGTGCACGTACGTTATCGTTGGACGTGAAACTTGTCCCGATACCAAGCGTCTCCATTTGCAAGGGTACGCTGAGTTTGACAAACCGAAGAGAATGAGCACTTTGAAAAAAGCCTTTCCGACCATGCATATCGAAGAGCGAAAGGGTAGTCAGAAGCAAGCAATCGACTATTGTAAGAAAGATGGTGATTGGCATGAGGAGGGAGTGTTGAAACAACAAGGCAAACGCTCCGACCTTGAAGATGTCGCAAGCGACATCTTCAAGGGTAATTCCCTGTCGGATATCGCTGGCGCTCATCCGACTCAATTCATCAAATATGCTAAGGGCATCAAGGAGTTACGTGCCGCAACTTATACCGATCGTACTGTCGACAAACCCCCAGTCGTTACCTGGATCTGGGGTCCTGCCGGTACTGGAAAGACTCGTATGGCTTATGAAGCTCATGAAACCGTCTACATCAAGGATGGAACCATGTGGTGGGACGGTTACGAACAACAAGAAGCCATCATCATTGATGACTTTGACGGAAAGTGGCCTTACCGTGATTTATTGCGTTTGCTTGACCGCTATCCTTACCAAGGTCAGTATAAAGGTGGCTACGTCAAGGTCAACTCGCCGTATATTTACATCACTTGCGAGTATTCTCCCTCCTTTTTTTGGCGCGGTAATGAGTATGAGCAAGTGGCTCGTCGATTGAAAAGCGGAGGTGTAAAACATCTGGGACCGACTGGTGCTACAAATGTTACAGATGTTACAGAAGTGGCTGGTAATACTGGACAGCCACTTCTGTTACGTTCCCCCGCTTTTATTGACCTAACCAAAGCTTATGATGACTTAAAGTAAAAAATCTATTACGCTAACGCGACCCCCCCAACCCCCCAAGGGGGGCTAAGTTAAGCTATCCCCAGAGTGAGATAGGTTTTAATTGAATCAGATTTTTAAATTTGAGGAACGTTCTTTTACTGAAAACAAAAAATCTATGACGGTGTAATATAATCGTCAACATTAAGGTATGTAACCCAATACACTATCGACCACCGATATTGAAAGGCTTGAGCAGTTGACTCATCAACAGATTGAGAAATAAAATGCCAATAGTTATTGTCAATAGGCCCAGAAGAAACATCACCCAAACAATCAGGATTGGAAATCTTGAAACCAGGACGGATATGAGAGTTTTTCACAAAAGCACTAATAACATTGGTGTTCGTACGCCCACCATATCCACCATTGCCCCAACGGCCCCATTTCATATTAGGCTGCTCTCGCAAATAACGAGTATCCAAAGGGGTCATAGCATTCCCATTTGTATTACAAGTCAAAAAACACACGCCCTGAGAACCTTGCTGCGTAGTAGTAGTAGCAGTTGAGACAGTAGGATAAATTTCAACTGTAATCCTTGAAGCGGTGACAATAAATTTGTCATACATAGCCATCATTTCATCAAACAACATTGCTTGATGACCTCCGACAGCAACATCGGGATCATACACAGAGGTAGCGTTGACGAGAAACTCCATATAATTGGCAGCACCAGAAGCAGTAAGCAAGCCACTGCAATACTTCGTTGTCATAGATAGCTTGCGAGGAGCAAGATACCCTAACGAAGCAAAAGGTCTCTGACGGAAGGTAAGGGAGCGTCGTTTACTACTGCGACGCTTAAAAGAACGTCGAGGTCGCCTTCGCGAACGGCGCACAGATCGCTTAGATCTACGGGTTCTGCGATAGCGTGCCATCGACAAAACATAATAATAAATGCTATCATTTAAAGACAAAAAAAAAACTTGGACCCTGCCAGTGGGTCACGGTTTTAAATAATTGCATAGCAGCTGTTTTTTCGTTTTGAGTGCGCAGGGCAAAAAACAAAAATCTCAATATATATAGCTGCTCAGTTTTTATGTTTTCACTTTTTTCAAAGCACAAAATGACAGAGAAAAGCTTTCGCAACATTTGCTTTACCTCCTTTGATGAAGCTGAATACCCCCACGTTGACCAACATGGGTGCACGTACGTTATCGTTGGACGTGAAACTTGTCCCGATACCAAGCGTCTCCATTTGCAAGGGTACGCTGAGTTTGACAAACCGAAGAGAATGAGCACTTTGA